CCATCCCCCGCATCCGCAGCTGCATTAGCGAGCCGCTTCAGGCTCGCAACTATGGCCTCGATGTCGCCAATCACAATCTCCAGGCGATCGCGGATATCTTCCGCAGCCGCGCCGAGCCCGTCTTCGCCATAGTCGGCGATGTCGCCGACCGTGATCGCGTTAAGGGCCGCCGCGCCGTGCAGATGGCGCAGCTGGGTGACGATGGCCAGATAGGCGCTTTGAGCGCGCATGCTGCGCCGCTCTAAATCGTAGCCCAAACCACGGCCTTCCTCGGCAATGAGCCGATGCAATCCTTCAACGTCCATTGTTGTGCTCCTTTACTTTCAACACTTGCTTCGTCAACGGCGCGCCGTTCACAGTGGCGCTTTCTATGCCTTCTGGCCCATGGGTCACCTTCACAAGGTACCCTCTGCGGGCCCAGTACTCCGCGATGACGCGGGATAATCTCTCGTTCTTCGTCATGTGGCCTCCTTGGTTGTGAGGTCACTTTATCATTGATGATCGCAAAAGCAACCACTCTTGTAGCTTTTTTTGTGCATCGGTTAGGCCATGACCAATGATGACCGTGTGGCCAACGCTGGCAAGGTAGGCATGCCAATCGGCTTGCACTGCTGACACGACCCCGCCATCAGCGCGCTTCATCTCAATCCAAACAAGCCAAGCGGGAACGAACAGATCCGGCACGCCAGCGCTAACGCCTTCGACCTTAAGCCTGGCGCCCGTCGTCCGGCTTCGCGCCTCGCCATTGGGAATGGCAAAGATCCGCACGGGTTTGTGGGTCTGGCGAAACCAGCTCACGAACTCGCGTTGCTCGACGTGTTCAGAACGCGCGGCCTTGCGCCCACTGGCGATCGACAACGCGGAAGAAGCGGCTTTCTTGGCGGTATGTGATCGACGTCGGCGCGGGGGCAGTTTGTAACTCCTCATAAACCTGATCTCCGTTGAGGCCTTTCGATATGCCCAAAGCGCCTAGGATTGTTTTCAGCTTTTCCCACGCACGATAAGACGCCGCCCCGCCATGCCACACGGTGAAATACTCAGTTACAATAGGGTCAGTGTAGCTCGCGGGATAGTACCGCACCCGCAGCATGTCCTGCCCATTGTTATGGATATCCCACCGCCAGCTGGCGACTTTCATCTCACGGCCTAAAGCCGCTTCATCCGACATGATCGGCGCGATTTTCAGTTCTAAATCCGGAGGCTTAGGCGGCGGAAATACAAACCCACAGTGAGGGCATACCCTTACCGCCGTGTGGCATAGAGATTGGCAATTCGGGCAAGCCTTGGCTGGCGCTTCGCCGCCTTCTGTTTTCTTAGGCTTCTTGACAACCGGTTCATCGAAAAGGCCATGCGTGTAGGTCAGCCCGGCAAAGTCCAGAACCAGGCAATCATCCGTGTTGTCCTTCAATCTGGTCCCGCGGCCCAGCATCTGCACATAGAGCGAGGTCGAAAGGGTAGGGCGGCAGCAAGCGATCACGTCCACGTTGGGCGCATCAAAGCCAGTTGTTAGCACGTTGGCGTTTGTCAGCGCTTTGATCTCGCCAGCCTTAAAAGCGCGGATGATTTCCTCTCGCTCTTTGGCTGGCGTAGTCCCCACAATCGTTTCCGCGATCACGCCTTTTTCCCGCAGCGCATCCCGCATTGCAAAGGCATGGCTGACGCCAACACAGAACACCAGCCAGCTCTGGCGTTGATAAGCCTTTTCAACAATCTCCTCAGCGACAGATTTGTTCAGCGCTTTTGTGTTAACAGCCGCGTCAAGATCCGCCTCAACATATTCCCCGCCTTTCTTCTTAACCCCCGCCAAGTCAAACTGCGTGGCCGTAGCCAGCGACCGCAGCGGCGCAAGGTAGCCCTGCTTCACCAGATCCATCACCCCGATCGGCTCAAGCAGATCCGTGAACAGGGCAGGCGCATCTGTGATGTAACCATGGCCTAGCCGGTAAGGCGTGGCCGTCAAGCCGATCACTTTAAGGTCTGGCGTCCTAGCCGTCAGCTGCGCAATCAGCCGCCGATAATGGCCGTCAGCCGTGTGGTTGATGCGGTGAGCCTCATCGATAATCACGATATCCACCCGGCCAAGCAGGTCCACCTTTTTAGCGACACTCTGAATGCCAGCGAACGTGATCGACTGCCCCGCGTCCCGTTGCCTGAGCCCCGCCGAATAGACGCCCAGCGGCGCATCTGGCCAGTGCTGGCGCATCTTCTCGGCGTTCTGCTCGATCAACTCCTTGACGTGAGTAAGCATGAGAATGCGCTGATCGGGGTAGGCCATCACCACCAACCGACAAAACTCGGCGATGATGTGGCTCTTCCCCGCGCCCGTCGGCAGCACCAAGCAAGGGTGGCCGTCGTGGTGCTGGAAGTACTCAAACAGCATGTCCAGCGCGCGTTGTTGATACTCTCTGAGCATTGGTCATCCTCCAGATCAAAACGGCACCCAATGCTTGTCGATCAGCTCCTTCGACGACACATGGCCGTCGCCGTTCATGACCTTCTGGCCGTCGATCATGTAGGCCCCGGTCACCCCGTCTGGGCTATCCAGCATTGTCCACGGCGTCAGATCAGGGTGCAGAACGTGTTTGGGACAGCCTTCAATCTGCGCCTCAACAGGGATCTCTGAATCCCACACGGCGCAGTGGCTTGTGCCATCTGTCCGCGCCGTGTAGTGCGCGCACGTCCTGCAATTGACCTCTTTCGTCAGCCCAGACACGTGGCAAAAATGAAAGCCGGGGCAGGTCTTGCATTGCCACCATGCCGCGCTGGCCTGGTACATAGGCTCGGGCATATGATCGGAGCAGGACACCCTTAGGCCCCGCGCAATGGCGTTCTCCGCCGTCAACCGATCGTATTTGACGCGCTCGAAATAGTACCGATCGTCGTCCTTGCAGATCGCCACATACAGCGCCCGCTCCAAGCCCGTCGCGTGCATATAGACCTGCATCTGCACATAGTGTTCTGGCTTGGACGCCTCGACGCCTTCTTTCGTCAGCGTGGTAAAGCTCGCCTTGTTGTGCGTCTTAAACTCGGCCACATGCTGCTTCGTTGGGGCCTCAGGCACGCCAAGGACAATGGCGTCAATGGTTCCCGCAACATGGCCTTCGATCGCCACGCGCGCCTGCTCTGACACAATCTCAATCCCCGCCATCTGGAGATCCTTAAGGATCGTCTCTTCCTCGCGTTGGCCGCGCCGGAAGATGCGCAACACACGCCCTTCAAAGCTGCGTGGTGCAGCCCAGCGAAAGCTAAGCCAAAGCCATCGGTCGCAGGGGTGGCCAAGCAAGGACGCCCCAAGATGGGGGCGAGGCTCGCGCCCCGCCTCCTCTTGTTGATGGGCCTTGTCAATCAGCGCCGCCAGATCATTCTGAGCTTCGGGAAGGGCGCTCATGACCGCTTCTTCCATGGCGGGGTTTGGCCTGACAGAGCTTGGGTTGTCGCCGCGCCGGGTTGTGCAGACGGCTGTGCGGCGGACTGTGCGCCAGACTGTGCGGCCGACGATTGCGCGCTAAACCCACTGGCCCTCGCCTCAAGAGCTTTCCAGCCTTTGACATCATTGCTGGCCTTGTACTGCCCATCGGCAGGGCGGATCTCCAGCTTGATCTCGCATGTCCCGCCAATCAGTTGATCGGTATCGGAAATGCGCTCCAGCCCGATCGCCATCATGAGCTGGCCCAGCTGCTGGCGCCCAATCTGCTCGGCCTTGGCCGACGGGTTGCTAATGTTCAGATTGCCGTAGATCACCCGGCCTTGGTGCGTCGGGCCGATGATGTCGTAACGCACTGCCAGATATTGGCCCGTGTTGGCCTTGTTGGGCCGGGCCTCAACCGCCGCAACCCGCGCCTGATACCAGCCGGGGGGCAGGGGATCGTAGGATGTCTCGATCATCTCAGGCAGGTCATCGAGGGAAAAATCAAGCTTCATCGTGGTCTCCTTAGTCTGCGCGGATGGTAAAGGTCGGTCGACCTGGCGTGATGGTGATCGCCGGAAGCAGGGGCTTCGTGATCTTGGATGCAGCGGCATCCCAGATCTTCTTGTTCACCTCAGGCTTCCACCGAAACAACGTGGCGAGGTGATCGGTCAGACCATTGGCTTCGGCCAAAGCCTGAAGCTTGTCACCGTCGATCTTCCAGTTGTCGCGCTCGGCGATGCGAACCGTGTAACCAGCCCATTCAGTCTGGCCTTTGGCGAGCATGGCGTCTTCGATCTTGCGCCGCTTCTCGATGGCGGCAAGCTCGGCTTCTTTGGCCTCGAGCCATTCGGCGGCGAGGTTCACGACGCGCCCCCTTGTATCTTCGCAATGATCTGTCCCAGATCAGGCGCTTCCCACGGCGCAAGCTGGCCAGAGCGATCTTTCGCTAACCAAAGCCCGTCGCTGTCGCACATCAGCCCGCGCTGCGGGATGCCGTCGGCGTCGCGCTCTACGCGCAACGCAAGCACCTCATCGAAGAAGTAGGGCAGGGCTTGGCCGGTCTTGTTGCCGGGCATGCTGGGGGAATACAGCATGCGGCCCATCTCATCGGCTTGCTTCTCAAGCTTAGCCGTCATGTAAACGTGCTTGCCGGGTAGATCGCGGAAAGCGCGGATCACTTCGGTCATCGTGTCTTGCATGGCGCCATACGCCTGGCGTGGATCTTTCGCCACACGCTTCTCAGCGTTCAAAACCACTTCAGCGATCTCGCTGATCGAGTCGATGGCCACGGACTGGAAGTCTTGATCCGATTGCAGCCATGCCAAGGCCTCCCTGAGATCATTCATGTTGCCGATCTCAAGGTAGGGCAGGTCAGCGCCAGCCACTGACAGCAACCCGCCCTCGGCTGACAATGTAACGGGGTTTGGCAGGGTTGGAATTAGCGACGTCTTGCCAGCGCCAGCCTGTCCGTAAACAAGCAGTTTCACGCCATCACGGGCAATCGCGCCCGTGCGTTTGAGGGTAATAGCCATGGTTTCGTCTTTCGTTTGCCCCTTCGGCCAATCCGGTCGGGCAAAGCGACCTTGCGTGTGTTGACCAATTATGTCAACAGCAATGCGCAAAAAAATTATCAGGAGCGATTACATGCAGACCATTGAAGCCATC